GATGCAGTTGAGGGGTTTGTCGAATATTGTGAGTGTGAGTTGACTCTTACCGATGGTGCAGATCTTATATTACTCGATTCGTTTAAACTCTGGGCCGAACAGATTCTTGGCTGGTATTATTTTGTGGAGCGAAGCGTGTATGAGCCAAATCCTGATGGGCATGGCGGTAAGTACGTAACCAAGATGATTAAGAAGCGACTTATCAATAAGCAATATTTGATCGTTGCTCGTGGTGGCGCTAAATCCATGTACGCCTCATGTATACAAAATTATTTCTTGAACGTTGATACGTCAACCACACATCAAATCACAACCGCCCCAACCATGAAACAGGCCGATGAGGTCATGTCTCCAGTTCGAACCTCTATCACTCGTTCACGAGGTCCGCTATTCAAATTCCTAACGGAAGGCTCCCTTCAAAACACAACAGGTTCACGAGCCAATCGAGTTAAGTTGGCGTCAACCAAAAAGGGAATTGAGAATTTCCTAACCGGATCGATTCTTGAGGTTCGTCCGATGTCAATCGATAAGCTCCAGGGTCTTCGGCCAAAGATATCTACAGTTGACGAATGGCTATCTGGCGATATTAGAGAAGACGTTGTCGGTGCCGTTGAGCAAGGGGCGTCTAAGCTCGATGACTATCTTATAATTGCAATAAGTTCCGAGGGAACGGTCCGTAACGGTTCCGGCGATACGATTAAAATGGAGCTTATGAACATTCTTAAGGGCGACTACATCAATCCACATGTTTCAATATGGTATTATAGACTTGACGACGTTAAAGAGGTTAGCGACCCATCGATGTGGGTTAAGGCCAACCCTAATATTGGAAAGACTGTTACCTACGAGGCTTATCAGTTGGATGTTGAGCGCGCAGAGAATGCTCCAGCCACGCGCAATGATATCTTAGCCAAACGGTTCGGTATACCAATGGAAGGTTATACATATTTCTTCTCTTACGAGGAGACATTGCCACATAGACGACGTGAATTCTGGTCACTTCCATGTGCATTGGGCGGAGACCTCTCACAAGGCGATGACTTCTGTGCGTTTACATTTCTCTTTCCGCTGCCTGGCGATAAATTCGGCGTAAAGACAAGATGCTATATCTCCTCTTTAACCTTGATGCGTTTACCAGGGGCAATGCGAATAAAGTACGATCAATTTATCGAAGAGGGATCTCTTATGGTATTGGATTGTACGGTTCTCGACATGATGGACGTCTATGACGACCTTGATAAATTTATAATAGCAAGCGAGTACGACGTCCGATGCTTCGGCTTCGACCCATATAATGCTAAAGAATTTGTCGCACGTTGGGAAACGGAAAATGGACCATTTGGTATTGAGAAAGTCATCCAAGGCATAAAGACCGAGTCCGTTCCGCTTGGTGAATTGAAGACTCTTTCTGAGGAACGCATGCTTATATTTGATCAGGAGCTTATGTCTTTTGCCATGGGCAACTCAATTACTCTCGAGGATACAAATGGTAATCGCAAGCTTCTTAAGAAACGATACGAGCAAAAGATCGATAGCGTCGCCGCATTAATGGATGCGTGGATAGCATATAAAGCCAACAAAGACACATTTGAATAATAAGGAGATTTTAAAATGAACTCATTGACCACTAACGAGACAAAAGTTCTCAATAACCTTTCTAGAGTCTTAAAGGAATCGGTAAATCTTGGTGATATTCTCAACGGCGTTATTGATGCGGTTGGAATCGAGGGAACGCCAGTCAACGCTGTCGCCGCAACCGAAACGCTCGCAATAACCGGCGTCGTTATTAACGGCGAAACTGTAACTATTAATAATCCAGCTCTTACAGGCACAGATGTCTATGAGTTCTGCTCTGACGAGGCCTTAACAACCGCTTCGCCGACAAATATTGCAGTTGATATTACGACATATGCGGCCGCGGCAGTTGGCGTATTGACAATGGATGCTCAGCCAACATCTGGCGATACAGTTACGATTGGTGCAAAAACGTATATCTTTGTGCCAGTCGGGACGGCTAATGGTGTTGGCGAAGTTACGATTGGTGTTGATTTAACAGCGGCTCAGGTTGCGCTTGTCGCCGCGATAAACGGTACAGACGGCGTAAATACGGCTCATCCAACAGTTGTCGCTACCGCTTTTGACGAGTATGACGAGATGGTCGTTACTGCTTTGGTTGGTGGATCAGCCGGTAATGCTATTCCAACGACAGAAACATTTACCGCCGTAACAAACATCTTTGCCGCTGTAACATTGGCAACTGGCGCAGATTGTACAGCCGCTAACGCTATTATTGCTCTTGTCGCTGCCGTCACGGCCTCTGACACACAAAGAGTTGGTGCTGCTGACGGTGCTGGGGATACGGTTGTACTTACGTCTGACATCGCTGGGGTCTATGGTAATGATATTATCATCGCCGAGACAATAGCAAATGCAGCCTTTACCGCTGCTGCCACAGAATTAAGCGGCGGCATCGACGGTACAGTTGCTCTTGGTGTGAAGGTCATGGTCGATGAGACATACCTCTATATCTGCACGGAACCTAACGCTATATCCGGGGCAAACTGGCGTCGTATCGCTCTTGGCAGCGTATATTAACTTATAGGGAGGGAGACTAAATGGATAACTCAGAAAAGTTCATATCTCATTATGGCGTTCCTGGTATGAAGTGGGGTAAGAGAATCGGCGGTCGATACGATGCTAAAGCAGCACGATCATTGGCAAAAGCCGATAAGTTGGACGCCAAAGGTAAAACCAATGCCGCCAACAATAAACGCGAAAGTGCCGCCATCTATAAACAACGAGGTAAGAATGCAAAAGAAATTGGTAGAATCGGCGAAAAAATTAGAAAAGGTACAAGCACCGTCGATAAACTTTTGAATACCGATGTCAATTTGATGAGTATGAAACTGTCAAAAGGTAAGTATACAAGAAGTGAATTGGTGGTTAGCAATATTATTGGCGGCAGTGCCCAAACAATGAGAGCGTTAGTAAATCAGCAGATTATTAGCGGCTAAATCGACGATATAATGTAAGAAAGGAGGACCGCGTATGAGTCAAAACATGATGCGCCTATACATGTTCGACGAAGAGTTAAAACACTATGGGACTCGAGGCATGAAGTGGGGCGTCAGAAAAGATCAAAATACGGGGCAGAAACAAACGTTACTTCCCGGCGATACGGTCCTCAAAAAAGGAACCACGTTCCAAAGAATTGCTTCCGGTGCAAACATGGACTATACGCAAGGCGTATTCCTATCATATGCATCAAAAGATAGAGATCTTTACAGAGGTGTACTTGGTAGAATGCGCGTCTCATGGATGATTCAGAACGAGCCGGGCAACGTACAACTTAAGCAGTTAACTATGACGGCTAATAAAGACATACGAATACCGCCAAAAGAAAAACGTATTGAGGAACTCGGTAAACTTTTAGATACCGATAAAGAAGCAGTCCTTAGTCTGATCAACGAAGGTGAAACTTCTTCTCGACGATCTAAAGGTTATGATTCTAATAAAACCAATAAAGCCGACAATACAATGTACGAACGCTTTAACCATGCATTAGGCTTAGGCGTAGATAAGCATCCGGTAATTGCTAAGTACTATGACTCATTACGGAAGCAAGGCTATGACGCAATACCTGATGAGAATGACATTCGTTTGTCGACTTTCAAAGCCAAAGCGCCAGTAATATTCTTTGATACAATGGACTCCATTGGTGGTGTCAAGGCTAGAGATCTTAAAGCAGGAGAAGTATTCGCCGCCTATAATCGTACGATTGGTGAAAAGACGGTTCGTAGTCTGGTAATGCCAAGCGGAATCGGTAAAGAGAAGCTCGCCCAAGAAGCAAAAAGTACAATCGCCATCGCAAATCGCCAGCAAATACAAGACAAATATTCGCTTAATAAGAACTACACAATGACCAATCTTGCCAGTAACTGGGGTGTCGACCGCTTAACTAGTGGTCAGATAAAGACCGTTAGCCGCCTTATGGATGAGGGAAAAACTCATGACGAAGCGACTGCTGAAGTTATAAGTATTGGTAATACTGTAGTCGACAAGCTACTATCAAGGTATAATCTATAAGGAGGTGATTCGGTGCCAGAACCGTTTAGCGCCAGATTAAAGCATGGATGGAACGCGTTTAGAAGCCGCGAACCTACTTCTGCTAATGAGTATCGAGAGATTGGTCCCGGCTCATACGCCAGACAAGATCGAGTTAGAATGCACGTGACAAATGAACGTTCGGTAATTATCTCGGTCTACAATCGAATTGCTCTTGACGTTTCGTCCGCAAACATACAGCATGTGCGCTTGGATCAAAATGGGAGATTTGCAGAGACGATAACTTCTGGTTTGAACTACACGCTAACGACTGAAGCCAACCAAGATCAGACAAGTCGAGCATTTATTCAAGATATTGTTATGTCGATGTTCGACGAGGGCGTTGTTGCCGTCGTACCGGTCGATACAACGATTGATCCGAGAGTTTCTGGATCATTTGACGTGCAAACGTTGCGTACCGGTAGGATTACTGCATGGTATCCTAAGCATGTACGTGTCCGCATGTATAATGACAACACCGGCTTGCAGGAGGAACTAACTCTTCCAAAAAGCACGATTGCCATTATTGAGAATCCACTATATTCGGTAATGAACGAACCGAACAGTACACTAAAGCGGCTACTTAAGAAGTTGGCCATATTGGATGCTATTGACGAGCAGAGCGGAGCTGGAAAATTAGACTTAATAATCCAACTTCCTTACGTGATCAAGACCGAAGCTCGACGGAAACAGGCGGAAGAACGCCGAAAAGACATTGAGGTTCAGCTTTCTGGCTCCCGTTATGGTATAGCGTATACCGATGGAACAGAACGCGTTACTCAACTAAATCGCCCAGCCGAAAACAACCTTATGTCACAAATTCAGTATCTAACGAGTATGCTATATAGCCAGTTAGGTTTAACCGAAGAAGTGTTTAATGGCAAAGCGGACGAGGCGACAATGTTGAACTATAACAACCGAACCGTGGCCCTAATTCTAATGGCGATCATCGATGAGTTCAAGCGTAAATTCTTGACAAAGACCGCCAGAACCCAAAACCAATCAATAATGTACTTCAAGGATGCGTTTAGTCTCGTTCCGGCAAAAGAGATGGCCGATATTGCTGACAAATTTACCAGGAACGAAATTCTATCATCTAATGAGATACGCTCAATTATTGGATACAAACCCTCAAGCGACCCAGCAGCAGAAGAATTGCGGAATAAGAACCTTAATGAGGCCGCGCCACCTGGGGCTAAAGTTGAAGCTGCGAGTCAGAGTGCCAAAGTATAAATTTACACCAAATAGTTAGGAGGACATATTTATGTCAAAAGACACATACGATTTTAGTGGATACGCCACTAAGAATGGTCTTAAATGCTCTGACGGACGAACAATACTTAAAGACGCATTTAAGCACCAGGATGGCCAAACTGTTCCGCTGGTATGGCAGCATCTCCACAATGAGCCACAGAACGTTCTCGGTCACGCATTTCTTGAGAACCGCGAGGACGGTGTCTACTGCTACGGCAAGTTCAATGAGACCGAAGCTGGAAAGAACGCCAAAGAGCTCGTTATTCATGGGGATATTTCCTCACTGTCTATCTATGCCAATCAGCTCAAAGAGCAGGCCAAAAGGGTCATGCATGGCGCAATTCGTGAAGTTAGTTTAGTGCTTTCTGGCGCAAATCCAGGCGCCGTGATTGATAATCTTAGCTTCGCGCATGGTGATGGATCATGGACCGAAGACGAAACTGAAGCAATCATCTATACCGGACTTGAATTCGCTCATGCGGATTCTTCTGATGGTGCAGATAAAACGGTTGCCGACGTCTTCAACACATTTACTGATGAGCAGAAGACCGTTGTTTACGCCATGATCGCTCATGCGGTTGAGGGCGAAGATGACTCGGCCGAGCACTCAGATAATTCAGCCAAAACGCTGCAACATGCAGAAGACGCTACTGTAAAAGAGATCTTTGACACTCTTAATGAAGAGCAGAAAAAGGTCGTTTACTATTTAATCGGCGCGGCTTTAGAAGAAGCGGGCGCAGACTCTGGCGAAGCCACACATTCCAATATTGATAATGAAGGAGACTCAATTATGAAACACAATGTATTTGACAAGACTCAGGCCCCTTCTGAGAATGCCCTTACCCACGATCAAATGGCGTCGATCATCACAAAAGCTAAATCTTATGGCTCGCTTAAGGAAAGCTTCCTTGCTCATGCCGAAGAGTACGGCTTCGATCCGATTGACATTCTCTTCCCGGATGCCAAGCTTGTTACTGACGGCCCTGAGACAGTCAAGCGTAATGATGCTTGGGTTGAAAGCGTTCTCGGCGAAGCAACACACACTCCTTTCTCGAGAATCAAAACCATCACTGCCGACATCACGGCTGATGACGCTCGCGCAAAGGGTTACGTTACCGGCAATCTAAAGAAGGAAGAGATCATTCCGCTGATGAAGCGTGTGACCACTCCGACAACCATCTACAAAAAGCAGAAACTTGACCGCGACGACATGATCGACATCACAGATTTCGACGTCGTTGTCTGGCTTAAGAAAGAAATGCGCGGCATGCTCAACGAGGAACTCGCACTTGCGGTTCTTCTCGGTGATGGTCGTGACGTTGCTTCTGAAGACAAGATCAATGAGCAGAACATCCGTCCGATCGCTCTCGATAACGACGCTGTCTATACCCATAGAATGGCCGTTGCTTCCAACACAGCAGTCGATGACATCATTGATGAGTTCATCCGTGTCCGCAAGTACTACAAAGGCTCTGGCGTACCTACCCTTTACACATCGACAGATCTTCTCACAGAGATGCTGCTTGTTAAGGACGGCATGAATCGCCGTATGTACAACAACGTCACAGAGCTCGCTTCTGTTCTTCGCGTAAGCAAGATTGTTGAAGTCGAAGCCATGAACACGGCTGTCCGTAAGGTCAGTGAGATTCAGGACAATGAGATCCTCGGCATTGTTGTCAACATGAAGGACTACACAATCGGCGCCGACAAGGGTGGCCAGGTTGCAATGTTCGACGATTTCGACATCGACTACAATCAGTACAAGTACCTGATCGAGACCCGCGTCTCTGGCGCCCTTACCAGACCGAAATCAGCCCTCATCATCGAGAGAACGCCAGAAGGCGTGTAATTCAAATCTAATTAGTTAGGAGGAGCTTCAAAAATGGGGAAGTTTTACGGGTTAATAGGCTATGGAGTGCAAGCCGAAACATCTCCTGGTGTATGGGAAGAGCAAATTGTCGAGCGAAACTACATAGGCGACGTGCTCAAGATTACCAGTCGGATGAGAGATGGCGAGAGTCTAAATGATAATCTAACCATTGATAACCGGATAAGCATCATAGCCGACCCGTTCGCCTATGAGAAGTTTCACTCCATGCGCTACGTCAATTGGATGGGGGCTAGTTGGAAAGTTACTTCAGTAGAAGTGGCACCACGCCCCCGTCTTATCCTTACTATAGGCGGCGTGTACAATGGGTAATCGATTAGATTTACAGACACTCCTAGAGACTATTCTTGGGTCGAGAAATGTATATTTCCAGCCACCAAGTACGGTTCAGATGAAGTATCCATGCATTATATACGAGCTCGACAATTTTGACACCAAGTATGCAAACGATCAACTGTATAAAACTCGCACTCGCTATCAGGTAACGGTTGTCGACAAAAACCCAGATAGTGAGATTCCAGCTAAGGTTGCAAAACTACCGATGTGTGCATTTAATCGGCATCATACGGCAGACAATCTTAATCATGACGTTTATAATCTTTATTATTAAAGGAGGCACTACTTTATGGCTAAACTAGTTTGGGACGAGGTCGGTAAGCGTTTTTACGAGACCGGCGTACGTAACGGTGTTCTGTACGTTCAGGACACTTCTGGCGAATATCCTCTTGGCGTCGCGTGGAACGGCCTTGTCTCTGTTACTGAGAGCCCCTCAGGAGCAGAAGCAAGTCCGATGTATGCTGACGACATCAAATACCTCAATCTTATCTCTACCGAAGAATTCGGCGCAAGATTCTTTTCTCAAGGCGGGATGCCAAGCGGTATTGTCACTATCGAAAAGTTTTTGAACCAAGATCAACGCAACATTGCGCGTGAGAATCTTCAGCAACTCATGTCTGGCCTAGGTAACGCGCACAAGTTCGCGTTGTTTGAGGGCGGCATGAAGCCGGAGCCTTGGGCTTCGATGCCCTTGGAGGATATTGTCCATTGTCATATCGCCGCCGCCGCCCGTTGCGGTAATTGTTCCTTGAATATCGCACGTGCTAGGCGATCCTGAGCGATGAATACGAAAGTATCCCGCATTAGTAGTGGTGATATTGGGAAGTCCAGTAAGCGCCCACGTT